GGGCGACCTCGACGCCGACATCTGGAACGCCTGGCCGATCGGCTGCAAGCTCTGGCTCCTCAAGCGGAGTAAGATCGTCGGCTCGGAGGCGATGGAGGGTGCTACGACGATGCGGGTCGAGGAGTACATCCGCCAGGCGATCCAGCCCTTCATCGACCAGCGCATCGGCTCCTACTTCAAGGTCGAGGCCAGCCGCGTCGGCAAGGAGCAGATCGACGCGCTCGTTCGCATCTATCGCGGCCCGACGCTCGAGATCGATCTCCGCTACCAGATCCTCTGGGAGGGGATCGAGGTTGGCGCCAGCGGCTACGACGTAGGTCTGGTTGAGGGCTCGTAGATAGATGCCGTGGCAGACCCCGACTCTGAGGGACGTGAGGTCGCTCGTCCGCGACGCCATCCGCGGAGCGCTGCCGGGCGCCGACGCGATCGTTCCGAACAGCGTCCTCCGCGTCCTCTCGGACGCGATGGGTGCCCTCTGCCACCTCGTCCTTCAGTACGTCGACTGGCTCGCGCAACAGCTCCTCCCCGATACGGCTGAGACCGAGTGGCTCGATCGCCACGGCGTGATCTGGCTCGTCAACGCAGACGGCACGACGGGGAGGAAGCTCGCGACCCTGGCGCAGGGCACCGCGGACTTCGTCACCTCGACCGGGAGCGTGTCCGTCCCGACCGGGACGCAGCTCTCCTACAGCACCGGGGTCGGCTACCAGACGACCGCGGACATCGTCACCGACCCGACGGGCCTGCCGACCGCGGCGCCGATCGTCGCCCTCGACACCGGTTCTATCGGCAACCTCGACCCCGGTGCCCCGCTCGCCCTCCAGACGCCGCTCTCCGGTAGCATCGACTCGATCACGGTCGACACCCTCGACGGCGGTACCGACGACGAGACCGACGACGAGCTGCGGGCACGCATCCTCAAGCGCATCCGCGAGCCGCCGATGGGCGGCGACGCCACCGACTACGAACAGTGGGCGCTCGCCGTGCCGGGCGTCACCCGGGCCTGGAGCTACCCGCTCGAGATGGGCATCGGCACGGTGACGGTCAGGTTCATGATGGACGACCTACGCGCCAGCAACGACGGATTTCCGACGCCGAACGACGTCGACGCCGTCCAGGCCTACCTTGACACCGTTCGGCCAGTCGCGGTCAAGGACTTCTTCGTCGAGGCGCCGATCCCCTACCCTGTCAACGTGCGCATTCGCTGGCTCAACATCGACACGGTGGCGACGCACGCCGCGATCGAGCAGAGTCTGATCGACTCCTTCCTGGTCCTCTCCAAGCCCGGGCAGACCTGGTATCGGGCCTGGACTGACGCGGCGATCATGACCGCGGCCAACGTCATCGCCTATGACCTCGATCCGTCGACTGCGGATGCGGTGATGGCGAGTAGCGGCTATATGCCGACCCTCGGTGACATAACCTATGGCTGACAGGCACGTCAGACGCGGCGGCGCCGACTACACCAAGGCGTTGCTGAGTCTGCTGCCACGCGGGCAGGCGTGGCCGCGCGACCCGTTCAGTACGCTCGTGCTGGCGATGACCGGCCTCGCCGACTACTGGGGCGTCGTCGACGGCCGCGCCGCCGATCTGCTTGAGATAGAGAGTGATCCGCGCGCGACGCGCGAACTGCTGCCTGACTGGGAGCGCAACTGGGGCCTCCCCGATCCGTGCCTGACGAACCCGCCGACGGACCTCAACGCCCGCCGGCTGGCCCTCGTCACCAAGATGACGATGCTCGGCGGCCAGTCGCGCCAGTTCTTCATCGATCTCGCCGCGGCCTACGGCTACACCATCACGATCACCGAGTATGCGCCCTACATGACGGGCGTGTCGCGGGTCGGAGATCAGAGCGGCATCTATAATCCTGGCGACCCGACGCACTATCACTGGCAGCTTGGTCCGCCAGAGATGCGATTCTTCTGGACCATCCACGTCAGCGCGCTGCGCCTGACCTACTTCCACGTCAACTCCAGCCAGTGCGGCATCGATCGCTTGCTAAAGATCGGCATCGCCAGTGATCTGGAATGCGTGCTCGGTAATCTAAAGCCAGCACACACACAGATCGTCTACGACTATTCGCCGCTCAACTCGCTCGATTACACGCAATTGTTCAATACTCAATATCTAGCGCTAGGGATCATGTGATGGGCGACAACAAACAGATCAAGGATGGATTAGGTAACATATTCACCATCCGCATGCGCGATATCAGTGCCGCGAGTGACGGCACCGTGCAGCGGTCGATGGTGATGGCGCAGCTGTCGCCGGTCGATTACGGCAGCGGTGGCAGTTATCACCGCACCAGCAAAAGCGGAAAGATGGCTGCAAATGCTGCGGCTTCGTCTCCTATCTATTCGTTCCAATGGCCATCGATCACGTCGCTGGCCCTGATTAGACGCATACGCCTCTCGGCTTGGAGTGTGGACGTTGGCTTTGTCGCGGGTCTGTTGACGTTCGATCTGATCACGGCGCGCGCCTTCACGGCGCAGATGGCTGGCGGCACGTCGGCAAGTCTGACTGGCAACAGCGGGAAGCTAAGAACATCGATGGGCTCGTCGCAGGCCAACGTCGTCTATGCCACTACGGCGCCATTGACGGGTGGCACGTTCACGCCCGACCCCGGTCCTGGCACGACGGACACCTGGGCCACCGAGGTCGGTGCTAATCCGTACACGCTGATCACTCCGGGACCGATGCCGGTCAAATTGTTCGAAAAGGCACAAGGCGAGATGCCGCTGCTGCTGGCGCAGAACGAGGGTTTCATCGTTCAGGCGACTGTCCCGCAGAATGGAACATGGTCTTTCACTCTCACGTCGGAGTGGGAAGAAGTGTCCAACAATGGATCGGGCTATTAGGAGCAACTCATGCAGTACAATCAACCGCTCGATCAGCCTTCTAACCCCAACGCGCCCTATGTTGATGGCAATCCGGCCGCTGGCATTCAGGGCTCGATCGTTCCGGCAGCGTCGATAGAATACGATCAGCGTGAGGCTGTCGAGGTCATCACCCGCGCCAATGTTCGCGGCTACTCCGACTTCTCCGGAGTGCCGTGCGCGGTGCCGGCCAATACCGATCTGTCGCAGCTGCGCAAGGCGATCGAGGGCTTCATCACTAACTGGCAGTTCATCATCTCGACCGAGGTGACGTTCCACGTTCACGGTTCTGGCGCCGACTTCCCCGACCTGATCACCGCCTTCAACTATCTCGGCAAGTATCGCATCACGCCGACTGGTCACGTCATCTTGCAGCTCGGTGGCGCGGCGACGGGTGCCGGGCAGGCGGTTCAGTACGTCTATACGCAGTCGATCATCATCTCGCATCCGAACAATGATCGCATCTCGATCTTCGGGGCACAGATGCTGGCGCCAGTGTCGAGGAACGACACCGGTTATGCCTGGAACGGTCCGTCGTCGACGCAGCGGGCCGCCGACACCGCGACAAATCTGGCGCTCTTGCGCACCAAGTTCGCCACCGAGCTTCATTTCCAAGGGACACTCACCGCTATTTCGTATCCGATTGTTGGTCTTCGGATCGCTGGCAATTCGCTCATGCATCTGGATGGCATCCTGTTCACGAGCGACGGCAATCCGAATACCACGGCTGGCGTCTTGTTCAATTGCGCCGGCTATATGAACAACCTACCGCGGCTTCTCGGGGGCGGCTCATATGCCTATGACGGCTTGGCCGCCGCGAACTTTCAAAACGGGTATGGTTTTAATTGGGACGTGGGCGCGTGCATGGGGATCGAAGGCGAATCCGCCGATCAGACCCTCTGCACTCCCTTCATCGCGATCGGCTGTAATTCTGGACTGGCCTTGACGAACGGTGGATTTTTAACTTGCTCAGGCAATGCCATCAGTCTGGGCAACACAAACGCTGGGCTCCTACTCTGGCCACGCAGCGGCACTCAGTGGGACGGTGGGCTGTTCTGCAATGCCAATGGCAGTTATGGCGTCTCGTGCTACCTGTGTTCGACCGGATATATCGCCGCTCCATTAAACGCCAACACCTACAACATCGGGCCATCGCATTGCTATCGGAACGGTGCATATGGACTCTGGCTGGAGATGACCAACATCTCCGCCAACATCGACTTCGGTGCTGCTGCTAATATCAATGTCTCTGGACAGATTTACGCCGCCAACAACAGCGGCGTGCAGCTCTGGGGGAGCTTCGTCAACTACACTCCGTGCTCTCCTGCCTTCAACACGAATGGCAACAACAACTCGTTTATCGGCACCGGCTTGTGACAATGAGGTGATGAGATGAACCTGCTGTATTGCCTCAACGGCGTCGTGCTCGGCTCGCACGACAGCCTGCAAAATGTTCCGGCGTCAAGCTACGGCAGCGGCGTGCGGATCATTCCCTATGATCAGCCGATGTCGGACTTGCCGCGCATCGGCGCTCCCCCGGTCTATCCCGAGAGGGACACCCGAGGCTATGGCGAACCGCCTGAGACGCCAGCATTGCTGATGGCGTTTGCCGGACAGGTGCGGTTCGACACCGACGTCGCTGGCATCACGTGGAACAGCATACCAGTAGCGACCGATCGGATGAGCCAGCTGTTGATCGGCAATCTGGCGCAGCACGCGGCCACGTTGACGTCGAAAACGGTGATCGATTTCACGCAGGGTGGAGTCGGCTACCAGTTCCAGGCCAGTCAGGCCGCCGATCTCATGACCAAGGTCAACGCCTTCGTGCAGCAGTGCCGCACCGTTGAAAATCAGTGCCTGACCGATCTTGGCTCAGCGACACCGACGATCCTGACCTACGCGGACGTCGAGGCCAAATTCGCCGGGCTCAAGGCCGAGACGGTGAAATTCGGAAAGAAGTAAACATGGCCGGTCCTTCCTACTACAGCGGTCAGATGAACATCGCTCTGAATGAGGATTGGGTCGTGCCGTTCGTCTATCAGACAGTCGACAGCACGGGCACCGTCTTCACGCCGGTCGACCTCACCGGCTCGACGCTGAAGCTGGAGATACGCATTCAGGAGACCGACCACGAGGCGCTGGTGTCGGTGTTCTCGCCTAACAACGGCATCATCATCACCAATGCGACGCATGGGCAGTTCACGGTCCTGATCGATCGCCCGCATCTCGTACACTTAGCCGCTGGCCAGTACTTCTCCGATCTCGTGCGATTGACGCCGGATGGCTATCAAGAGCGATTGTGGGAAGGTGTTGCGGTAGTCGTGCAGGGAACGACGCGCTAAATGGCAGCACCTCTATTCGTCCTGACTGCGGGGACGCCACGGATTACGCTTGCTGCGACCGATACCAGCGGCGCGGGCAGTCCTCCTGATTCTTCCGGTGCTCCCGGTGCTCCCGGTCCTCCTGGCCCTCCCGGTCCGCAAGGTCCTCCTGGCCCTCCCGGTCAGGATGGGTCTGGGATCATCGTCAAGGGCACGGTGCCGACGTCTGCCAGTCTGCCCACCAGCGGCAACACCGCAGGCGACATGTGGATCGCCGCAGATACCGGCGATGGTTGGGTCTGGGACGGCACGAAGTGGACGAATACCGGCCCGATTCAGGGTCCTGCCGGCGCGACTGGTCCAGCGGGTGCGCAAGGTCCTGCTGGACCTCAAGGTGCCGCCTCGACAGTACCGGGGCCTGCTGGTGCAACGGGAGCGACAGGTCCTGCTGGTCCTCAAGGTGCTGCTTCGACAGTGCCGGGGCCTGCTGGTGCGACCGGCGCAGCGGGTCCTCAAGGTCCGCAAGGTCCTCAAGGCGCCCCTTCGTCGGTGCCGGGTCCTGCCGGTGCGACCGGCGCGACTGGGCCTCAAGGCCCCGCTGGACCTCAAGGTGCCGCCTCGACGGTGCCGGGTCCTGCCGGTGCGACCGGCGCAACGGGAGCGACAGGTCCGCAGGGTCCGCAAGGTGCCGC